CTCTTTACTAATTTGCACTTATGCGCCGCCAGTACGGTTAGCGGCGGATGTTGTACACATAATGTAGCGAACCGATCCGTCAGCCATGATGATCCGAATTGAATCGGTCATTACTTGCGTAGTGTGTGGCGCCATCAACAGACCGCTACCAGTTGTCGGTACATTAGCAAGATACGCTACAGTTCCAGTTCCGCTGTTTGTGAAACGGATAAATGAAGTGTTTGACCAAGTGCCACCGCTTGCAAAGTTTGAGTCAGCTTGAATAGCTGCCAAAGTGCCGCCTGGGTTCGTCGATGTACCGCCAATGGTTGCACGAAGTGCGTTACCCGCACCGCTGATTGTGCCTGAGCCATTGACTGACATACTAACGTGTTCGCCGTTAATAGTGCCACCAGCCGCTGCGCCAACACCAGTCACTGTGGAAAACACACGGCTAGTTTCGCCAGAGCCAGTTGATGTGAAAGCTAAACGGCTGTAGTTAAGACGGGAATCACCGGAAGCGGCTGAAGTCGTGGCGTAAGAGCCGTTTAGAATACTTGCCGATGTAATGGCAATCGGATCGTTAGAGCTACCAACTTGGTATGAATCTAGTTGTGGGTCAGAGTATGCGACACCAATTGCTTTACTGTTAGGCATAATATTTCCTTTTAAATTAATTTATTCTTCACTAAATTGACGGAGTTTATACACCGTTGTATTCAGCAAATCCATAATTGAATCGACAGCATTTTGAATCTCTGAATCTTGGGCAATAATCTTACGCTGACTTACAACGTAATCTTGTATTTCAGTCATGTACTGTAATGGAGAATACTCCATCATAAAATGATCTTCAAAATCCGTAATCGTAGAATACTTGCCAAATAAACTTTCCGCAAGAGTATCAACTAAATCAGGGATTTGTGCGTAATACTTGCCAAGTGCCTTGTGGACTGAGTAGCTAGTCGTTTTCCAATGCAAAACATGAGCAATTGTTGCCGAGTGCAACAAAACCATCAACAATCGTGATGCGTTTTCTAGCTCTTTAGCTTTTTCCATCTTGCGCCTCGTTAAGTGTACTAATTATTATATTACACCCACCACCGGATTTAATCACTCCCCGAACAATAGTAATTTCGTCAAATTGACCGTCATCGTTATACACACCTGCGTCTTGCAACGCATCTAAGACTGCCTTTATACGATTGTCAAGGTCAATGGCCCGTTTGTCCCGTGGGTAAATCTTAATAATTGCCGCTAATCTTTCGTTACCAAGTTTCGGAATATCGTTTTGGGTGACATATTCTTGCACCGCTAGTTTGTAATCCCTCCCGCCTTTGGATAGGATTGTGCGCCCCCTAAAGTTTCGCCAGTAAGTGTTCATGCTCGGCGGTAGGGGTAACTGCATCGTAATCAGCATTTAACCAATCCACGCTCAAATAGCTCGCCAATTGTCTTGCGGTGCGCCATTTCCCAAAACTCTCTGCGCTGGTCTTTTGTCAGCTTATTGCCCTGGTCTAAATCCATGTGGCAACTAAAACATAATGCTGCAATGCGGTAATCTGACGCTTTTATGCCTTTTCCTTTTCCATCAAGCAACTGGTTGGAATGAGCTGCGACCACCGTACCGTCCTCAGTATTGCAAAGTTGGCACGGAAGTTCACGGCAAGCGACTAAGAGTTTGGGGTTTCTGTACATTGATCTTCGCTCCATTGTTGTAGCTTATTGGTTAAAAGCTGCATTTCAACGGCAATATCTGCGGCTTGGTCAAACTCTGCTTTTAAAACTAACTGACGGTAAATTTTGACTAACGCCATTAACTTAATTAACGATTCGCTGTAATCGGTCATTTGGTCAACCTTTCTATTTGTCGGTTGCTTGCTTGCTCTGTACGGAACGCCTCAAACCTCATCTTTGCCGATTCTAGCCGCCATTTAAACGTTTCAGCCGCTTCTGTGGCCTCGCCTATAGCTTTACATAGGTTTTGATATTCGTCGCTTGCGTAGGCTTCTCGTTCTTGTGCGCCAATAGCCAGTTCGCCTGATTTCTTCATCATAATTGACTTCAAACTAGACTTATACGCCTCAAGCTCTGCAACTTTACCTTTGGCTTGTCCGTATAACGGTGCTGTAGTGTAAATGTAGTCAATCGCATCGTGAGGATTAAAGTCAGCCATTGTTTTTCTCTGCAATGATAACTTTTGCTAACCTGCTCCACGCATCGTCCCACTCTGCAACATCATTTGCTGCGCCAAGTTCTTGCGCCAAAGTTATTAACAATTGGTTTAAGTCTGTTAATCGCTTAATCTCGTTGTTTAGAGACTGCGCTTCAACTAGCGTAAATAAGTCTGGTTGGTTATCCACCGTTGCGTTCCTTTAATTTTGCTTCTATTTGTTTATAAAAATTCCATGCGCTGTAATCGTTTAGTTTGTTAAATTTTCCAATACGCATCAATTCTTTTTTATATTCTTCAAATATATTTTTTCTTATTTCATTAACTTCATTTTCGGTTAACCCGACCCACTGATGTTGTGCAACATACATTTGGGTGTCATCATCATCTCTGTTCATTTGCGTTCCTCAACGTTGTAAAACCAATCATCCCCAACTGACCATTTGCGTGTTCCGTCTACTGTCCAAATTGTTTTTGCTGCTTGAAAATCAGGAAATCTTGTTTCAACAGGAATTAGCGACTGGTCATACCATAAGCAACGGTTATTTGGCTGTATCGCAAATTGCCCGTTTTCTAACTTAATAAAGTTGAAGCTCTTGTGTTCTTCAGCTTGTTCCGTGAATCCAGTATCTACGTCCATATTGTCAGCGCAAAAATCTACGGTGAACAGGTAATTGCCAAAATGCCATTGCTTGTCTTTACCAAGAAACTTCACACCAAGGTTACGCAACCCAATTTTTTCAATTATCGTGAACCGATACCCCATGCAATCCCAAAGTTGTAAAGTATCAATCGGCAAATCGCCATGCGTTGTTTTCCATACATAGGCGTGTATTGGTAGTTTGTCGTAAAGTGCGCCGTAATCTGGCAATAACGATTCAATACGAAACACTTGCCCACGCAACGCTTTAATGCTTACCCAGATTGCAGCATCAAGCTCGCCATGTCCTTTTTCAAAGTTGTACAGGTATTCACGCCGCACATAACATTTGATAGGCGGTAAAGACGCAACGATGTAGCTCAATTTTTACCCCTTGCTCTAATTTCTTTGGCACATTCTTTTTGTCGTTTGTACCATTCAGGGCCACCGTTCCAGACATTTAATGCGGGATGTACGCCCATTGACTCACACAACCTCGCACAAGCCTCACGCTCAGCAAGTACCGCAGCCTGTACAATTTTGTCTATTCGCTCAAGCTCCAGTATTTTTTTAGCTGCCATTTCGTTTATTTCTTCAATAGCATTGTCGAAATCTGTTTTTGTCATTGGCGTTGCCATTATTCCCGTCCTCCGTTCATGGCCCGATCAACTTGCTCGTTCAGCTTATGTTCTGTGACCATAAACAACTGGTGAGTAGCCTGGTTCAACCAGCGGTAGCGGTCTGCGTCTACCTTTAACGCTCGAACAATGTCAGCAACTTGCGCCATTTCCTCATGCGTCATTATGTAACCGTTGTCCAGCACCCGTAAAAGTTGCGTGTAATCCCGTAAATCTCTCATTTGTTCGCCTTATAGAATTTGCTGCACCACTCGCATAGTCCATCAATTAAATTTGTCGTGACTTGCCCACAACAATCACAAATCGGTTCTTTAACTTTCTTTTTTAATGCCAGCCAACTCATCAACCTTTTCATGTGTCCCGTCCGTGTAAAAAAGTGTATTTGCCATTCTTGTTGGGTAATTCAGAAAGTTCATGCTGCCCTTCCGCATTGGGAGCGCAGGTATCTTTAATGGTGGCCTGTCAAACTTGCTTAATTTTTCTATTTTGGTTTTCATGTTGTTTCGCTCAATTAAGTTAGCTTAACATATCTAGCGCAATTTTATAGCTTTTTATTTGGTATGGTGATATTTTTTCACCCCCAACATGGCGGTCACGAAGTTTTTTAGCCCATCTCTTATGGTCAATTTTGCCGTTTTCATCCTTTGGTGCTTTAAACGCTTTTGCAACGATTTCAGCCAACACACGGTCAACCAGTTCAATTGGTGCT